ACTGCTGTGTAAAATGCTGCTGCTTCTCCATCTGTTAACCCATCTCCGATTGACGCGAATGCAGACTCTCTATTGGTATATGCTCCTGCAGTTCCATTTATATTAACCGCTCCTATATAAACAGTTGGGGAACTTGGTAAAACAATTGAATTACTTGCTGTATTAGTGTGCCTTAATACGCCATTTTTATATATTCTACAATTTGACTGGCTTAATATTTGACCTAGAAAATGCCCAGTTGTTAATGCATTTGTAAAAATTGCGTAATCTGAATCGTTTCTTTGAAGACTTGCTCGTGAACCAGTAAGCCCAGCGCTATATACTTGTAAATAATAATTAGTTTGTATACAACCAATATCGATGCCACTGTTTAAACTTTGAGATCTACTATATGTAGACAAATGACTATTATAATTGTTTAAAGATGAAGGAATCATTTTAGTATCCATGTATGAAGTCGTTCCGTTTGGTAAATAACCATTTGCGCTATGCGTACCCCCACCGATAAATGTTCCATAATATGCAGCATCTAATGCTCTAGGATCTTTCAAATTAAACCTATGTTGCGCTGCCGTACCTCCAACAAATGGATAAAGAGCTTTCATTTTAGTCCAAATATTTGCCGCTTTTAAATCAGTTACTAAAGTGTTGACTGCGCTTTTTTGAGTAGTGTCGGTAATGCCTGCAGCGGTAAAAAAAGCAAGTGCATCAGCGTCACCACTTGCAACCGTTACACTGCTCCCAATTATTCCATGAGTAGATAAAATCATAATATTAAATTGCCTGTTAAATACGCTTCGGTTGCGCTAATAAATATTAAAGTTGCTAAAGAATATTGAGTGCCGATTTTCAATTTCCCCCCGTCGCTCCGTAGTGTCATTCCTGCACCAGCGACAAATGATGTTTGACCTGCTCCATACTGAGATATCAAAACTTGATTCCCTGCACTAAACAAGCCCGTATTAATTGTTAAAGTATTTGCAGTTGCTACGTTCATTTCAATAAGCTTAGTGTTATCACTTGCCACTAAGGTATAAGACGCTGTCTTACGGTCTAAAGTTACATTAAGTGGGGATTTAGCATTTAATTGAGATTGAACGCTTGACGTTGCACCCTTAACATAACTAAGTTCTGTGATGTCTGGGTAAGTTGCAGTTGATAAACTTTTTAAATTTTTTGAAGCATCTAAATATACTAAAGTACTTGCTGTTTCTGAATTAAAACGAGTAACCAAATAGTTTATTATTGTAGTTGTTCCAATTGAAACTCGTGTTAAATTATTTGACTTAAAAGTAACTGCAAAATTATCATTCGTTCCAATATTCATTGCAGCCGATAACCTATTACCATTTTGCAAAATACTTGAAGCTCCCCACTGTTTCCATTCTGTTCCGTTGTATCGAAAAGTTATATCAGTCGAAGTATCAACAATTATCATGTCATTTATAGGAGTGGTAAAAATCCACCCTGTGCCATTACCTTCAGCTAAATAGTTTTCTTTACCTACCCAATCCCCCGTCGGAATTAAACCAACTAAATACCTATCCCCTACGTTTGGAGTTTGTGGATTGTTTTGAGTTGAAAGAACGGGATCTAAGTTAAAAGAACTTACACCACTTTGCACTTGTAGATTATTTAGAGCAGTTTGTACATCCGTTAGTTGCTCCTGACTAACTGGATTAAAACCCGTATTTGAAAATATAAAAGTTTCAAAAGCTGCAGCCGAAGCCCAAGCTGTTCCGTCAAATTGTTTAAGGTCACTTAAAGCCACGTTGTTTATTTGTGGCGTTCCACCTTTGAAAGTAAATGAATAAGAAGTATCTGCAGCAAGTAATTTTCTTACAAGTACATTTGCTTTCGCATCCTCAAAAAATTCATTTGTAATCGTATCTTGTAATATCAGATAGTTACCTTTTGCAAATACTTTATATGCCATTTTCTTAAGCTGTTAAATTACCATAAATAGTTGCTTCACTTGCACTTTTGAAAACGATTGTACAAGCTCCATATTGTGCGCTAATTTTTAATTTTCCTGAATCACTTCTCAAAGTCATTCCAGAACCTGCTACGAAAGATGTTTGACCTGCTCCATATTGTTCAATAACAACTTGATTTCCTGCAGAAAAAACACTTGCAGAAATAGTAACCGTGTTCGCAGTCGCTACATTCATCTCAATTACCTTGTAATTATCAGTAGCTTGAAGAGCGTAATTAATTGATTTTCTTGAAATACCAACGTTGAATAAATCAGCATGGACATTTGATAATTTATTATTTTGCAGGTTATAATCTACATATATTTTTCTTTCTATTGCTGCCATTTTTGTTTTTTTAAAAAGGGGATATATTTCAATCCCCTAAATTAATAATTAAATTTAAATTAAAACTTTTTGAAAGCACATTTTACACTTGCACTTGGTATAAAGTTAGAATAAACAATAAAGTTTGAGTTTGTAACTTCATAAGAAAAATCAGCATTTTCACCACTCACTAAAAAGTGACCTGTTGCATCCGCACTGAATGGATTAGATGAAGTATGTTTGTAATGTGAACCTTCAGCTGTCCATGCGTTTGTAGCAATAGTGTAGTTTGTTTTTTCAGCAGCAATAGCCGTATTTCTTGCAGCGATTTCAGTTGCTTCAGCAGCTTCAGCTCTAGCTTGTTCAGCAGCAATAGCACTTGTTAAAACACCTTCAGCACTTGTAGCTCTTGAAGCTTCAGCAGAAATAGAAGCATTTGCAGCACTAACCGCATTTGTTCTGTTTGTGATTTCAGTTGCAAGGTTAGCAGCAATTGTAGAAGCTCCAGAAGTCAAAGTTGCTTCAGCGGCAGTAGCACGAGCAATCTCAGCATTTAATGCAGAAGTTTGAGCGCTTGCAAGTGAATTAATTGCAGCAGTTAATGAACTATCCGCAGATTGAAAAGCAGCAAGTAATTCAGTTAATGAGTCAAGTGCAGCAGCATCAATGTTAGATAATACATTATCAACACGAATACCTAAAGCAACTTCAGCAGCTCTTGCAGCAGTGATTTCAGAAGCTAAATTACCAGCAACAGTTGATATTGCATTTGTCAAAGTAGTATCCGCAGACGCTCTAGTTGCCGCTTCAGAACTTACAGCACTTGTCAAAGTTGCTTCAGCTGCAGTAGCTCTTGAAATTTCAGCATTCAAGTTAGTTGTTAACGTTGTATCCGCAGACGCTCTAGCAGTAGCTTCGTTCGTTATGTTCGTTTGAAGTGTCGTATCCGCAGCACTTCTTGAATTAGCTTCAGTAGTGATGTTTGATTGTAACGTTGTATCCGCATTTTCTCTTGCAGTAGCTTCAGAAGATACAGCACTTGTTCTGTTAGATACTTCAGTAGCTAAATTTGTAGTCAATACACCTTCAGCCGCTGTTGCTCTCGCAGTTTCAGCATTGATAGCAGAAGTAGCAGAAGTTGAAAGGTTGCTAATTGTTGTAGCTAAAGAGCTATCAGCACTTTGAAACGCCGCTAATAATTCAGTAAACGAATCTAAGGCAACAGGATCAATGTTTGAAAGCATTGAAGAAACCTGCTCCGATAATTCAGCTAAATCAATACCGATTTCAGCATTTAATGCAGCTAAATCAGCAGCAGTTGCCAACGCTCGAACCGCAGTACCATCATAATACTCAAGGTCTGAACCGTTGTAACGAATAGCACCTTGTTTAGTCATGTCGGAGTTAGTTCCGATTACAGCATTTACTAATTTTTGGCTTTGTAAATTAATGTCTACAAAAAACTTTTTTTCTTTACTCATTTTATATTTATTTATTTAGTTACTAGTTACAATAAACAAAGCCTTTGCCAGCGATGTTTAGATTTATTACTACTTGGTTGTTATTGGTGTAATCAACGTCCACCTCGATAGGTTCTCCTGTTTCATCGGTTACCAAAACAACGCAATGTTTATTTAAATTATGATTAACTACCCACGTAGTCGATAATGTTAATTGCTCAAAAACGAAATATTTATCAGTTGTATTTATGACTATTGTAGAACCTTGTATCGGAGCAGCCAAATCATAATTTTCAATCGGTAATCCACATATTCCATTTGTATCCCTTAAAGTCACTCCCAAATTAAGAATGTGACCAGCGCAAAAATCCGCACCCTTTTCGATAAATTTATTAATGTTTGCAGAATCTACTCTTAAGATTTGTTGCCAATGGCTTGATTTTGTAAACACGTTGTAAAGGTCACGAGCTACTTGCATAGTGTCACTAATCACATCTATTAAGTTGCTATTGTCTTTATATTGTTTATCAGCAATTACGATGAACAGATTTAAACTATTTCCTGAAGCCTTTAATTGACCACTTTGATAATCAACCGACATCAAAGGATATTTTAAAGAACGGTCTTGAATGGCATCCAAAAAACTACCAAAGAAAAAAGAATTTAATTGGTAATGAGCATTGCTCAAAACCTTTAATTCATTTGATAATTGATTGATACTAAAAATCATATAAAATATATATTCGTACTCGTTGATCCTTTGTCAGGCGTTATTGTATTGTTCTCATCACATATCCAACCCTGAAGTTGTGCAAAGGTATAATAAAGCGGATATAAAGTGGCATTCTCACTTAAATAATTTATACATCTTTTTCTGTAAAATTCAAAATCTTTTCTTAAAGTATCCTCAAGGCGTACCGATTCAGATTCTGTTACCGAGTTTATATTTTCATCGTTATTTTTCCCCGTTGTTTTATTTCTGATTTCGTACGTAGTTTGTTTAACCGCCCTTACATCACACCCTGCTACAATAGTCGGAGTAATATATTCATTTAAAAGTATTACTTCGTTTGCAGTCAAATTGTTTGCTGTTATTCCAGCAAGTAACCTTTTGAAAAGTGACGTTCCCAAAATTGGTTCAATCATAGTATCCTGAACACGAATGATAATTGTAGACAATAAAGTGTCATCTACGTTTTGCGAAATAAAACCTAAGTTTTTAAGGTTGTAAGCTGATATTAAAAATGCTTCCATGTTATTTCTTTTTAATTAATTGTTGCTTCCATACGTGACGACATGCAGGCAATGAAGGTAATCCCGTCCGTCCAAGCCATCCACCTCTATATCTCCAAATATTTGAGTCCTCTACAAGCCCTTTGTTCTTTGCTTGCTCCCCAACTTTGTTAATTTCTTCCCTTGAAAAGATTTTATTTGCTTCAATCATTTGTACACAAAAGTCTCTTGAAGTTGGAATTAAAACTGGTCCGCTTAGTTCATCTCGCAAAGCATATTTATAAACGACCTCAAATTTTGAAGCTTTATTTTCATTCCCTTTGCTCGTCACTTCCCACCCTTTAATCATTCCTTTTGCTTCTAAGTCGATTAATTGTTTAGTCACAAATGAAGCACCTTTATCGATTGCAGTTACAATGGCTTGATAGCTTTCTCCATTTGAAACCATTGTAATAATCTTCTGTTGGTCAAGACTCAAATCACTAGCAAAAAAATCTTTAAATTCAATTTCACTTTGTTCATCATATTCATCTTGTACACGTTCTTTTACTACTTCATAATCAGAAGCGTCCCTTCCATATGCTTCAAACAAATTGAAAACACTTGAAAAGTTTTCCTGAAATGAACTTGCAATAACATCTCCATTTATAACTGAAGCTAAGCCAGCCATTTGTCTTAGTTCGTTTGTTGTAAGCTTTGATATAACAGCTTGAGCAATTAAAGGATTAAGTTCAGCTATTTTTTGAGAAACACTATCTTTTGAATTTGTTAACTGCAAAGGTTTGTCAATAAAAAACAACTCCCCTGAAAAATCATTTAGCAAATATTCAGCATACATGAAAGCATCTATGATTGTTTTTTGTCTTTCTCCTGCATAGTTGGTAATAAACAAAGAGTAAGCGGTTTCTAATTCAGCACCGCCACCAAGTTGACCAGGCGTTTTAATTCCAAATAAAGACGGTGAAATAACTGAATGACCAACCATTATATCGTCAACGATTGATTCTTTTGCCAACAAGTATCTTTGTGGCATATCGTTACTATTGATTTGCGAAATAGTAGGCTCACGTTCCTTACCATCGGAAAACATAACAGTAATACCGCCTTGATTATTCTTAGCAGTAGCACCCTCTTTTAATTCTTTTAAAATATGTTTGCGTTCATCTTCAGAGTTTGGCACTCCATTGTTAACCGATATAAGCGTACCACTTTTAAACGAGTTCACCGCTTCAAAGTAACTAAATTGATTCATTTCAATACTAGCCATTATTGAACTAATCGCACCCGAATAACTTACTATTGGGTAAGTGTTTTTAGTTAGCTTACCTGAAGACATTTGAAATTGTTTGGCTTTTGATGAAACATAAAGCATTACCTCTTTATCCCCTCTTTGAAAATCGTTAATGTTTTTTATTTTTTTAAATCCTGTCTTTTCAAAAGTTTGTAAACGATCCTTCCAATTTTCTGAATAAAAAAAGTATTCTTGATCCTCGCCAATTCTTACAAGTTCAGCACTCACATGGTGCATGTCGTAAAATTTACTAATTGGATTCAATCTAAATAACACACAAAAGGTATCCAATAACTCAAAGTCTTTCACACAAAATGCCGCTATCTCATTAAAGGAATAAGGAGCGTTGCCATTCTTTTTGATTAGCTCCCACTTTTGTAAATCAGTACCCTTATAATCTATACCATCCGAAAAAATGTATTTTGTTTTAGAATTTATTATCCCCCCATGAATAGATGAGTTGTAATATAAACCTATCAAAAATTGTGCGTACAAATTATCCGAACCCCAAGAAATCCATTCGTTTTTCCCTGTTATCTCGATAGGTTCTGGAATGTGTGCTTCCCTAAAATCAATTCTTTCAATCATAAATCTGCGATGTTATTATAGCGTTGTAAGCACTCGTTGAAGTTGGCGTTGTTATTACCTTGCATTTAGTTATTTCGCAAAGATTACCAATAGTATAATCAACACTGCCCCCGTTTGGCATTTGATACACCTTTAAAATGTAATCACCAAGTTTTAAAGTCAAATCTGTTGACTCAATAAAATTAAATAGGTTAAATCTAGAAGGCGAAATAGAAATGTCGTTTAAATAACATTTGTATTCAACTCTATTTTGCTCTGAAATAAACCTAAATAAATAATTTTTTGGTAAATTACTCGTTGTCTTCTCCTGTAATGTCAGGCAAATTTGATTTGATTGTACTTTTTGTATTATTGTCATCATTTTCAACGAAGATTTCAGGGGCTAAATTAAACAAAAATTCTTTATTTTCTTCATTACAAAGTACATATTCTTTAATCTTATAAAAGTAAGCAAAATTATTTTTATAATTGTCTTTATATTCCATATTTTAAGTATAAAAAAAGGGGCTTTTTAAACCCCTCTTAATGAATTAATACTAATTATAATAGTGGAGTTATTACACCAATAGCAATTTTAGGAGCTTTTGATGGTTCTTTACCTGAAAATACAAGTTCGTTACCATTAAAATCTTCCATTGCTTGACCTGAAGTCCTATTTTCTAACATCTTCATTCCATTTGTAAGACCTAGCACCTCGTAAGTACCGTCTTGCAAAGCAGCGATTAAAGTCACTCTTCCTCTTCCCATGTCCTCAAGTGCAACTATATCAGCAGCGGTATTACCTGCTAATTTCATAGTTGCTGAATGTTCACGAGCATAAGAAGCATTTTCACGCGATCCGATAGCTTGGTCATTAAAGAAAGATTGTTGCATATCCAAAGTGATAGCATAAAATTTCTTTGTTGCAACCATACTTATCGCAGTAACAGCTCCCGCCACTACTGTTTTCGAAGCAATATTAGCAGTTGAGGCAACATACCATTGTTTAACCCCCGCTTGTGAATCACAAACACCGCTATTACTGAATCCTGAAACTACTTCACACGCCATTATTTCTTAAGTTTTACGATATATTGTGGAAAAACATAAGTTACACCCAATCTGAATGAAGCTTCAGCTTTCAACTCTTCAGTATAATCGTTGTATTTAACATCGAACGATTGATCTTCAGGTGAATCAACACCTAAGAAAACATATGAAGGAGCAAAAGCATAAATTAAATTCAAACCATTTAATTGAGGTACTGTTTGAACATATATGTTTGTCAAAGGCAATAAGAATTTTAAAGACCCTCCGATGTTTTCAGGTGTGATTTGAGTGTAAGGATTAGCAGCATTGTATTGAGCTAAAATGTTTAAAGCTTCAGTACGTCCTGTAAATATTGCAACTTCTTTTCCTGAATCTAATAAATCCGCAGGAATAGCTTTGTAAACCTCAACCGCAGCACTATAAGCATTTGTTGAATCAACAGTCGCATAAGTAGTAGTAGTCTTCAAAATTGCAGTATCATCTAAAAATTGTTTGTTTAATCCGTTGAAGTGAACTAAATCAGGATTACCAGAACCAATGATACCCAACCAAACTAAATCTTGAGCTTTCTTTTGTGACATCTTAAGTAAGTAAGACATTACAATTACTTCTAAATCAGCAGGCAATTGACCATTTTGCATCTTCATTCCCAAAGTGTTTAACACTTGGTACATTGTAGAATTTAAAGACTCATTACAAAAAGTAACACCTTGATATAAAGGCACTGTTGACAAGTTTTTCTTTGTCAATACAACCGAACCATCAGGTGAAGGAGTACAAGCCGCTTTTGCTTTCAAAGGCACACTCATAGAAAGTAAAGCTATTTCTCTAGTTCCTTTTAATCCTGTCTCTAAAGAAAGCATAGATAGAAAGTCAGAGTTAGCAATTAAATCACTTTCGATATTTGGCAACGTGTTATCAGTCCAAGGAGACAAGGTAGCTACGTTGATACCGAATTTTTCTTTTAATGTTTTTTCAAATTTTCCCATTTTTATTTATTTTTTAAAATTTCAGAAATAGACAAAGCCTTTTCTTCAGTTACTTTTTTTGTTTCGTTTTTAAATTTACTTTCCTTAATTTCTTTCAAAGTTTTTAGTTCGTTTTCCAATGCTGTGAATCGAGCGTTTATGTCTTCTAAAGATACTTTCAACACTTCAGCAACTTGGCTCATCACCTCTTCTGTTGTGTTTGTTTCTTCAGCCATTGGCTCTTCTTCAATTACATCTTCAATCGAAAGGATTGCTCCTAACTCATCAAGTTCAATCATTTTAATAACTCCCTCAACATCCACTTGGTGTGGACCAGCAGGAGCAGGCATCATTGTACCATCTTCAGCAGTTACTGTCAAAAGTGTGCCCACTACGAAATCACCCTCGTAGCTTAAAACAACACCATCAACTGTGCTTACTTCTGAAAATACAATTTCGATTTTTTCATCTTCAGACGAAAATCCCATTAATTCCCAAATTGTTTTTTTCATATTTATTTATTTTTTTTTAGTTGCAATTCTTTTTTTTCAAACCACCCCTCAACTGAGAAGCCGTTGAACTCTCCTTTTTTTATCTTCGACCAAATGGCAGGGCTATCTATTTTGTACGCTCCAAACCATGAACCGATATTTATATTTTGTTTCTCAAAACCTTCAGGTAATAATTTTAAATCAGTAAGGATAAAAGATTTTATCATTCTTACATCATTTACTTTTTTGTTGTGTTCAGCATTCACATTATCTTTAAATCCTAACTTATGGAATTTAGTTCTTATTTGTGAAATTGTTTCAGGCTTAAAAACAACATAATGATCAAATGGACTGTTTCTGAATATTGGTAAATTAGCCGCCATCATAACTCCAAAAACTATTTTTTTCTCTTCATTGAAATAATACCTTTTCTCATCCTTATTGAATGCTATAAAGGTTTTTCTATGAGCAGGATGTTCTACTAGCGAATTGTAATCAACACCGCTTTCCTTACTATCATCAATTATCAATTCGTAGAATGGTAACATAAATCCAAAGTTAATAATAAAATTTTTAATATAAACAAATTTATTTTTATTTTTTTTATCCTATAATTGTACTCACAGCTTTTACTTTCGTAGTTTGTTGCTGTTGCTTGGTTATATCGGAATCCAAAACCACTACTTTAATAACATTTTGCGAAGTTTGATCCCCTTGATTATTATCGGTAATTGCATTGTTTACACCGCCACCACCTTTTGTTGCACTTGGTATTGTAGGTGCTGAAACACTTGGACCAGCTTTCAAAATACTTTTAGCTTTTCCTACTGCATTTAAAATAGCTCCCACTTGTGAAGCATAGAATAAAGGAAATGCAAAAGCCGCTCCCGGTCCTGTTGCCGCTGCAGATTGTTGAGCTATTGTTAACCCTTTAATGTAAGCAGTTGCAGTATTCACAGCAAGTTCAGCAATTGCGAAAGTTTTTTGAGCTGCTATGTTTTTTTCAAATAATCCAGATATAGCACCAAAGATATTACCGATACTATTAGCAATTTCTAATTTAGCATCGAATAAAGTTTGATCTATTTGTATTTGCCTATTCTTTGACTCTTCGGTAATTGCTTCTACATTTGCAGCGTGTTGCGCACCGATTGCAATTAGTTCAGCATTATTACCAAATGCAGCCGCTTTCTTTTGTTCAAAATCCAAGGCTTCAAGCTCTAATTTTTTTGTTTGCGTATCCTGAAAGTTTTGTTCAAGTATTCGTATATCATTTTCAATTTGTGCTTTTGCCATTGCATTTAATGCAGCAGTTTTTTTGTCGTTTGTTTCTTTGTCTTTTGCTTCTTTCTCTAATGTTTGTTTATCTATTAAGGCTTTCTCATCAATACCCTGTTGAATCTTTAATTGATTTTCAAGTTCAATAAATCCTTTTTTTGCACCGTATTGAGTTTTTAAATCTTCAAGTTCCCTTTTGTGTTTTTCTTTTAAAATAAGTTGCTCCCTTAAATCAGCATCAAGAATATTAGCTAAGGTTAAATCAATTATTTTGCGGTCTAGTTCCTGTTGCTCTTTTGTTGCTTGTTCATTTTTTAATTTCTTTTCTTTTTGCGCTTGTTCATTTTGTTTTGCAATTGCATCGTTTTGAGCTTTCAAATTTTTTGCATTGTCATTTAATAAATCAGCCGCTTCTTTTTCTCTTGCTGCTTTTTGTTGAGCAGTTTCTTTTGTAATAAGTTTTGCGTTTATATTTAAAGCATTGTCTGCTCTTTTATTTAGAATGTCTGCCTCTTCTTTTGAGGTTCTACTCAATAGAAGTAATCTTTGATATTCTAAACCTTCTTCCGATACAAATGTGGAGTTCAAGATTTCAAGCTCACTTTTACCTTTTAGCTGTTTTCTTAAAGTATCATTTTTATCTAAAATCTCATTAGCCTTTGAAGCAGCGTATTTAGATTTTTCATTTTTCATTTGTGATTCTGTAAGCAATGATTCAATCTTTGCTTCATTGATTTTCATTAAGATTCTATTTTTAGCGCCATCTACATAATCCTTTTGCGTAATGTTTACTTGTTTTAAAAATAGATTTTCATTAGTTAGGTTTTTAAGAGTAGTTCCGTATTGGTCATTAATTTTTTTAATAGCAATGGCTCTTTCTTCACTACCTGTTTTTAGTTTTTTTAATGCTTCAATCTGTGAGTTGAATGTTTTTATTTCAATCTCACCACTTGCTCTAGCTTTTGTCGCTGTATCATTGAGTGCCTTTTGACTTTCATCAGCCTCTTTTGTTTTATTAGAAAATGCAAATAAAGCACCAGCGGCTAATGTTATTAAACCAACTAATATTAAAATCGGATTAGCGTTCATGGCTGCATTTAAAGCTCTTTGTGTAACTGTAGCTGTTCCATTAGCAACTGCTTGAGCAGCGGTAGCAGTAGATAGACCAGCAAAGGCTTTAACAACTACGTTTCTAATTGATGAGGCAACGTCTAATAAATCGTTTTTCATCTCTTTAAATTGGCTTAAACCTTGTGTTAATGCCAATGCAGATTGAACTTTCAAAAGAGCTTCTTGAGTCTTTTTGCTTTCAGTACCAAACAACCCTTGAGCAGCGGTCACTATCTGGAAACCATTTGCAGCGGCCTGCGCTCCCCTCACAAATTTACCGAAGGACTTTTCAGGGTCGGCATCGGATATAGCATCCCCTACGTCACGCATAGCCATTTTTATCTCACCAGCTCTATTAGCCGCAACCTTAAAGGCTTCACTTGCGGGATCTAAATTCTGAAGCTGAATGTTCAACTTTTTTAATTCAGTACGTAAATTAGTAAACGACTTGCTAGCATTTTCACCTTCAGACTTTAAGCCCTTAACACTATCCCCTACTTTCTTAACATCAGTAGCGGCGTTGTTGGTATTTACTTTTACATCAAATATAATAGTTTCCATTTCTTAAAGTTGGTTTATAGTGAATTGAGCTGAAGGTGTAGATGGTGAAGGACTCGCAGCAGCATAATAAGCCAACGAAACAAGTGTATTTGTAACACTAAAAAACACCTCGAAATAATCAGTCGCAACCCCTTGAATTAAAAAGTTCTTTGTAAATAAACTATGACCATGAACCCCACCATGCGTTGAAGGAATACTAGCCAATCCATTACTAGAAACAATATTTGTACCATTTTTTTTAATCCATACATTCGCATCATGCTCTTGATTATCGGTATTTAGAAATTGCAAAACGATTGACAAATTATAAAAGCCAGCATTCTGTAAAGTTATTTTAGTATCAGTAACAACAGTTATTCCACTAGATAAATTCAATGCCCTAAACTTAACCGCATAGCCAGTGTTTATGACCGCTGCTGTTTGGTTCTGTATATCGTTATAAGTAGCAAAAGTTTTAGTACCCAAATCAGTTATGATTTCGTTTATCAATCCACCTGAATTAATGTACATTAATCCTGTCACTCCATCAACGTAAATTTCATACGGATAAATATCAGTAGCTATCCACGTGCCATCCCTATGATCGTTTGATGTTGGAATAGTAGGAACGCCCGTCCCATGTTTTAATATTATTCTTCTAGTTTCATCACTCATCTCTTAATATATTTGAATTTTTACTTGTTCCATTTTTGCCGCCTAGCATTTTATAAACGTCCTCATCTATTGAATTAGAACCGCCATAAATAATATCAGCATTCTTTGACTGGTATGGTAATTCTGCAATTGTTGAAGTCACAACTATTGAAAGCCTCCGCATGGATGAAACGTCTATCGTTGTATCACTTTTTAAAGCTATTTGAACAGTGCCATTTGCATCCAAATAATAAGCACTCGTTAAGCTTTCTTCTTCAGAAGACCAAAGCCCACCGTTTACAAAATAAGAACTATCGAAATCATACAACTTTTGAAGCTCTAAAAGTGAAGGTAAATAAAAGCCAACACTTACAGCATTTGCGGCGTAAGCTCCTGGTCCTTGCAAGTCTTTTATTTGTTCAGTGTTAAAATATCCCCACTCTTTATCGTTGGCTTCGGTAAGTACATTTGTCAAAGACCAAGGAATGTTTGGAACAATTTGATAGCTTTGTAAGATATACAAATCAGTTACTTCTATATCGTATATTAATGGTACTGCCATTATGGTATGAATTTTAATAGTTCAACTTTCGTGCTTTCGTAAGCATCGGAATCAAAATCACTAATTAAGTTCAGCTTATAAAGAACTCCTTCAATCATTATTAGTTTCTTAAAATCAATGCTTAAAATTTCTTTGCTCGTTAATTTAATATATATTTCGATTAGCTTAGAACTTTTGCTTGTTATTTCTTTTATGTTTTTTTCGTGAAACCTATTGAATAAATTTAATGTCGGTACTGTATCAATTTTATCAAAGCGCACCTCCCTAGTTTCAAAATGTAAATCCCACTTTGGATTTAAAAAATTTGTATCATTTATTTCAAAATTAAAATGATGAACAACGGGATAATTTTGATAAGTAGTATCTAATGTTAAATTATCTTTTCGTATTACAACTTTACCAATATACAATCCATTGTAAAATGTAAGCAACCCTTTACCCTTGTAAGTCTTTGCAACGCCGTTATCAATAGTGTATATTTGAGGGATTACTAAGTCATTCATTTTAACGGGTACGTATTGAGCGAATGGCAATTGCCAAACTTTATCCCCCGTCTTAAAAGTATCTTCAACTTCGTAGTTAAAATTCCCAAAAGTTTTTTTGCTAGCTTTTAAATACAAGTCATTATAATAATCCTTTTCAGCACTCCATTTAAATTGGTAATTTTTACCTTCAATCAATGAAGCTGAATTAATAATTATCTCTTTGCTATGGTCAACTTTATTCGTCCAATCTAAATAGTTTTTATAATCTTTGCCATAATATTCGTTGATAGTATAAATGCTTACTTTGCTATCTACAGCATCTGTAATATACAAATTGAACATTGATATAATACCGCTTAAAAATTCAGAGCAAGTAATATCAGGAAGCAACGTACCCACTTCAATAATAGAATCATCTGTTATCACTCCGTCAATAGCGGTAAATAATAAAGTGCCATCGTAAAAATCATAGTTCAAATTGTAAACGGTCAAATTATCAGGTGTAACTTCTAAAGATAATAAAAACTTTAATTCTATTTTATCCGAAATAGAGCAATCAATATCGGTATTAAAAGAAATAGTTATTTCGTTGTTTGTTTTAGTAATTCCAAAGGGGGCTGTGTTTATAATAATTCCATTTTTATAAATAAGAATCTTTGAAAAATCATTTACATTTAAATTAGTTGCAGAAGTTACCTTGTATTTTGTTGTATAACTTAAATTATACTTTCCTGTTGCAGGAATAGTTATAACTCCATTTTGTATTGTTGTTTTATTGGTTGATGGTATAAACGTACCTTTTAATAAATTCCCTTGTAAAACGTAATTTACAAAAAAATAGTAATAATACTGAGAAGGCAAAACCTTTACACCCTCATAAATATTTGTTAACTCCAACTTCCTAGCTAACTTTTCAGCATTGCTAATCCTTAATTTTTCCCCACCTGAAGAACCATAAATCAATCTTTTGAAATCTAAGGTATTTATAAAATCAGTATCTAAATTGTTAATCGTTAATCCTATGAATTTAAAAATCTTTGTTAAACATTCCCTCGCATACACATAAGGAATTAAATCAGTAACCTTGTAAACATTCGTGTTCAAAGGTGTTGGATAACCATAGTTAATGAGTGGATAAACGTATCCTTTTGCCTTTGGACTTTTACCGCCATTGAAGTCAAAATTTCTAACTGAAGTGCCATTTATTTTAATTGTACTATCCCAACTCTTTGTAATATTATCAGCATTCAAATTATGGTTATATTCGCTCCACCCTAACTCGCTTAATTTCTTGTTTTTTAATTCAGCAAAATAATCTACGATATTGGAATATAAAATGCAACTGAATGAATAATCCCCATTTACTTTTTTTACGTTCGTCAATTGTAGTTGGCCTGAAAATATTAACAAGTCATCTTTGAAATAATTGCAAGGTGCTTTTAATGAAGGATTGAAAATTGTAAACTCGTTTCCCGTTCCATCAGTAGCCAATCCAAAAGCTGAAGTAAAAAACCTTAAGTTATTTGAAGTGCCAGGAATGTCAATTGACTTACTGAATGATCTAGTTCTGCTTTGAGGTTGTTTCACATCAGCAACTGAGAAAGTTATCGGAACCGCCACATCGTTTGACAAGTCAATTAAATAATTATTTACAAGTAACTTTGAACTCATAAGGTAACACTTTTAGATTGATGAGGTAAAGTTACATCTAAGATTTCGTTAAACAATTCATCATTGTACAAGTCTTGTTTTAGTTGGTATGTTGAATTATTGATAATAATATTCTTGTAAATATAAAGCCCTTCCATCATGTACACTAAAGGACTTTCATAAATCTGAACCAAGTAATTTTGTTCATAAGCTTTAAGCCATCCACTTACTATCTGTATTTTTTTAATAATGTTTTTTTGATACGATTGAACGCCCGTATTTTGAGTGGAATAGTTGTAAGTATTTGTATCAGCATTCCAAGCCCCTAAATAAGATTGAAAAGTTTTATCCTGAATCGTTGCTGAATAAATATTGTTATGTGTAAATATAAAATTATCATAAGCACCGAACCTATTAAGCCATTGAACGGATGTTTGTGTTTTGTCGCAATCAGTTAATTGTAAAGTTAATGTTTTCACTTCGGTGCAAGTGTCATCTGTTGCATCGTTACGAACATACACATTTAAGCTCCGCATATTGACCGCTACATTTGTAGGAGAAAAGCCCAAAGCAATTAGACTAGTAGCGCTTATTTTTACAGTAAGCATACCAACTGCAATAAAACCACTTGACCTAGTATCAATTATTGCACCTGCTGAATTTTTCATCTGAATATCAATGACCTTTGTAGCTCCTGAAGGATTGATAAAGTTTAAATACACTTCACTCGAAGCATTGAAAGTAATATTGTTATTATCAGTCATAAACAAACCCTTGCTTGCTGCTGAAATAGCTGAATACTTAACACTATCATAAGCATTAAAATCGTAAGCGCTTAGACATGATTTGAATATTACCTTTGTAGCTCCCGTTGTGACTGCTGAAAACGTCAATGTAGTTGAAACGTAATACTTTGCTTTTACTGTTATATAAACGCTCGCAGTGTTACCACTTAAAGCAACAAAACTACTTTGATTAATTTTGCTTTTATTCACGTATGACTTTACATAGTCGCTAATATCAATGTGACCATAAGAATTGGTTGAAGCATTGAAATCATTAAAGACCTCTACATTTGCTATACTTGCATTGTTGACAAATATTTCAACTAGAAAACTTAATTTACTTTGATTTAATACGTTATTCCATATCCAAGCGTAAAGCACCTGGTTGTCGGAAGGCGTGTAAGCTTGCGGTGTTTGTGTAATTGTTAAAGCCATTTTAATTAGGTTTTTTAATAGCTGTTTTTATTGATTTGCCTAAAACAAAACTTATTTCTTTGCTCATTTGTTTGATTCTTTTATCAGTTACTACATTGTCATAGAAAGGTCTTGGAGCTTGTCCGTAATTTCTAATCTTATTTATTATTAAAAATATATATTGGTCACGTTCCAACTCTTCAGGGACTTCAACGCCCTTTTCAGTAATCCACATATCAATAGCTTGTTTAAAGCTTACACCTGTATCCAATCCCTTGCCATGAGTAGGCGCTCCCCTATCGAATAAAATACCATTTACACCATAGTTGATATACTTCCAATAGTGATTTGCTTCGGCTTCAATAGTTAGCAAGCCATTTGCATTTGTTGGCTCTTCCTTTATTTGCAATGATTGAGCTAATTGGTAACTTGCATTTATACCAAGCCTTGCCATTTCTTTTCGCATGTCAATAATTAGATTATCAACTAAGTCACTAACTAATAATTCAAGAGCTGAACCATCCTTGTTTTTAAGGACATCATCTGCATTTCTAAAATTATCTAAGTCTAAGCTACCCACGTTTTATATTCCTTATTTGTTCTTTGGCTTTAAAGTTAAGAAAATTTACGTAATGATTAAATGTAAATATATTTAATTTAGTCACATCGTCCCAACTCATCCTATATTCTTTTGAAATCATATCGATTAATTGCTCCCAAAGCCAAAGGTTTGTATTTTCCTTAGCTCCCTCTTTTGGAGGACCGTATGCCTTTTCATTTGTTTCATTGATTCGAGAAAAAAAAAAGTAAGCACGTTCAAGTAAGTAGGCAAGTCCATGTGACTATTAAATATTTCAGCACGTTCAAACCTTGGATACTTGATATTGGAATACTCGTCTGTTTCTCCATAATGTTTACATTGTACTGGCAAGTAACATGAAGCGGCTAGTAATGCAGGGTTCTTTTCAAAGTCACTTTTAGAAATATCAATATGCCATCCAATCCCAACTTTCATAGGGTCTACAAGCTTATAATCCAAGCCCTCTATTGTTATGATTTTCTTTGGATCGGTTATTTTAAAGCCGTCAAATAAATCAATGCAATAGTAAAATATATTAGTTAAATCTTTGAAGTCTACTTGGTAAAGTTTCTCCAATGGCTCTCCCGTTATGCCAGCCACAAAGTTAACAATAGTATCTAGGTCCAAATCTTCAGCTCTATATTTTTCATCGTTCAATATATCAATGTGCCTTATTCTTAAGTCATTGATTGTCTTCGGTACTTTTATCTTCATATCTTATCAATATAATATTTGCCACTAAATTTATCTTTGCTCGTAAAGTAATATCTAATCCCATCAATACAATTATGTACTAATATGCCATTTGCAAAATACTCGTGACAATCTTCTACCATAATATCATAAACTTGAGCTTGATAACTTTCTCCTAATTCTAAGTGCTTTAGCTTTGCAGTTTTGATGGCAGTATTTACTTCTATCTGGGAATGGCGTTTTATATTCCTTTTCACATACCGTACAATTTCGCAAAAAATATTCTCTTTTATTCCAACACGCTTTTCCATGTTCTGAATGCCATTGTAATCCTTCTGCTGATTTATGCCATTCTTTTGCCTTTTCAATACCTTTCGCATGAAAGTCTTTAAACCATTCAGGATTGTTTTTAAATCTTTGTTTACCCGTAAACCTTTTATGTAAAGTTTTATAAACCAAATTAAGATTTGATATTTCATTATTGTAGGTATTATTGTCAATGTGGTGAATATCATATCCTTTTGGAATTTCGCCTTTATAATACTTCCAAACTTCTGTATGTAATCTTTTTGTTCCTCTACTAAAATATCTTTCGTCTTTGTAAAGTTTATAATCTTTTCCGTTAAAACATTGAACAGGAATAGTAAGTCCTGACTTTGTAGTTTTGATATTGGTTTCCATTCCTTTTTAGTTTTTATTTTATGTTCTTTTGTTGAACACAAAGATACTAAAAAAGTATCGAATTGCATCGAGTATTTATTAACACTCTTAATACCATTATCAAAAGTTTTTAATACTTTTTTATATCCTTTACTTGTTAAAACGTAATCACCTACTTTTATAGAGTCTATTCTAATATCACCTTTATTTGTTCTTATCATTGTCTCACCTACAAAACAATGATTAAAGGCATCAATAGGTTTATTTAACTTTGTGCCAGCTCTATCAGTGTCCCAGGTGTACATTCTAAGTTCTTTAATTAAATTAACACTTTGCGAAGTTACAAAAAATTTATTCTCTTGCATTCTTTGAATACCAAACATTATACTATCTTTTCCTTTTTCAGCAGGTCGAATATTTAAGCCAAAGTTTTTTAACTCTTGAATGCTTTTAGGTTCGGCACTATCAGCATAAATGTAGACATCATTTAAACCGCCTTTTGCATTAAATAGTTTTGCTATCTCATTATTCGTTAATCCTGTTTGATAAATCAACTCATCGTAATAATATAAATTATTATATTGATAAATTGCTGTGATTGTTGTCGGATCGTTTGAATATCCAAAATCGCAACCATAAGCCATTAACTTTGCATCAATAGGTATATTATCAACTTGTTGCCAATCACTAAACACAACCCCTTGTAGTGACCCTATTTCTCCAAGTCCATAAACATTATACCAGTTTCGCCAATATTCAGAAGTCAAAGATTTTATTTTAGCTTTCTCAATAAAACTCTTAGCACTTTCAGGACATGACTCGTTATCTAAATAGTTTATCGTTAAAAAATCAACGTCCTCATCATCTTTTAAATCGGTGTGAAACCAAAATGCATTTGTTGGATTCCAATCCAAATATATACATTGTTTAGTTCTTGAAGCTAGTTCAGTGTATGAATGAAAAGTCATATTATTACACTCATTCATGTAAAGAATGTCACGCCTTGCACCTCTTAATTTAGCATCGTTATCAGCTGAAAAAAATTCAATTTGTGATCCATTACCAAAAGTATATTTATAATCCGAAGCATTCCATCTTTCATCAAACCACCTACTTGTTAATGTCATGATCTTCTTAAAGTCTTTCATTGCTCCCCTCTTAAGATGAGGAATAGACTCAGCAACAACACTAACTTCTAATAAAGGATGTATTGTACATTGATTAATAAGAATAGGTAATATACCAAATGTTTTGCCAGCCGAAGTTCCACCTTGTACACCCCTTACAAACTTTTTTAAAGTAAGTATCTTATTGATTGCTGTCGTTCTCTTGAACATCTGGGAACAATGGTTGTTCGTATTTTATCTCATGCTGTTGCTTGTCAATTAATCCAAGTTTTTTGGCTATTAAGTTAGCATTAAACAAACCAACCGAAGCACCTCTAAAGTTATGTACAAAGCAATTTCTCTTTATACGTGTAATGATAGTCGAATATTCAGAATACTTATTGTCTTTGTTTGCAGAATAATCTGATAAATGAGAAATAATATCTTTATCCTCTAAGTAGCATTCAAAGCCTTCAAAAGTTATAGGTGTTTCTAAAGGTGTTTTTTCAATCCTTCCATCTTTACCTACATACTCAACTTTATACATTGGATTATTTTTCTCATATATAACATAATCTTCAAATAAACTCCAAAGTTTTTCAGGTGTTTCTATATACTTATGTTTTGGCATTGTAGTTATTAATTAGGCATTGAATTACATCTCTTAAGCATCCTTGACATCCATTTACTTGAGCCACGTAACCTGTTAGCTCTGAATAAACTTCTTGTATCTGTAACTTTTCATTTGGCGAATAATCTAGATCCCCTTTAAGTACTTTTACTTTTATTGCGTTCCAGCTTTCTTTAGCGTTTTTCGATAGTTTCATAAATTTTTCCGAATACAAATACAAACAAAGGTGCGAAAGATAATTGTAAAAAACAAATGCTTACTAAAATACTAATCCAAAAAGAAAAGCAAGGTAAACAATCAAGTACCTTAATAGGCTTTGATATACGAATGCCTAGCCACTTCCTTAAGTAGTAGCCAATGTTTAGCTCATCCCTTAGCATGTAAGTGACAAACAAAGACGTAATAATTATATTTATCATAAGTGGAGAATAACGGAGTCGAACCGTTGACCTACTGCGTGCAAGGCAGTCGCTCTAGCCAGCTGAGCTAATCCCCCATAGCACAAATGTACTATAAATTTTTAAGAGCCACAAGCCTCGCACTCGTCCTGGTCCTGTTGCGG